TGCGTTAATTACTGAATCAGAGAAGGGAGCGTCTTTAAGCTTATCTAACTTTCTAGCTTTACCCGTAACAATCTGCCTAGTTTGTAGCCCCTTACCTTGTGGTGTTCCTAAGTCATGCCAAGCCCCTTCTACTTGGATGGAATCCATGATAGATTTTTCAAGGTCTTTGTAGACGTTCTCCCCAAAGGACTTAAAGAGGTCTAACTGCTTCAAGATTTTACTTTGATAAAGCTTAACAACCACCCCGTAGGCTAGTGTTTCATCAGCTAGCTTTGCAGCAGTCTTTGTTGAGTTCATCATGCTGCCAACTAAGGCAGGCACATCTTGTTGCTCAACCACGTTAATAGCCTTAGCATTCCGAATCAAAGCAGCTTCTAAGCTCTCAGGAGTATGAATACCTTGAGATGCTTCAGTTACCATATCTAGGACATCAGTATCACTAATCGTCCCAGCAGACCAGTCATCAGCTAATCGAGCAGAAACCTTGGCTACTGTTTCGTCTGACTTGTCGGTGTTGAGGAGCTTCTTAACGTCTTTATACGTTTCAGAAGTGTTAGCGACGTGAGAGTTAGCTGAACTAGCTTTAGATTCCACCTTACTCAACTCTGTTGGGATGCGGTCAACTTTCTTTTGAAGTTGTTGGCGTTTTTTTTCAAGTTGATTAAAGTATCTATTTTCAGAATCAGAGAATGTTGGAACTTTTGTTTTATCTACAAGCTCCCTACTAATGTAGTCTTTATTCAGACGGTCTCTACTAGCTTTAAGAATCTCAGCTATTTTAGCATTATCTGGTTTGGGTTTACTTAATTCTGCTTCAACCGCATTTAATACTTCACTATTGGGTATGCTGGATGATGAAGTAGCAAGCACGACTCCTGTTTCAGGGTCTCTCGCAATGCCTGATACCGTGCCTGTGTTGCTCAGGTCGGTTGAAGCCACCAGCTCATCAGCTAAGTCTCCATGACCCATCTCTTTAAGCAGCCTTGCAGAGCGTAACGCTCGTGAAGCTAAGAAGATAGTTCCCTCAGCAACAGCACCAATACCAGCACCAGCTAGAGCAGCTTTAAAGCCTGCTTCAGCTTCTCCTTGTCCTGGTCTTGATTTAAGATATTCAGGAATGAATTTATCAATACCAGAATTAAGTGAGGAAGCAAAGTCGAATAAGTTACCTTCAGCTCTGTCTGTTAGAACGAAGTCTGTAACAGCTCCTTTAACTAAACCTGTAGCAACACCTCCTAATGCGGATGTACCAAGTTTAAACTTCCCTAAGCCAGCCCACCCAGTAGCAAACCTTGCGATACCTTCTGTGAAGTCTCCAACACCTGAACCAACTTTCGTAGGTGTGTAATCACTACCCCCAAAAGCTTCTACTGTTTCTCCTGCTGAGTTTATGACACCAGCAGCAATCCCTTTAGTAACATCATTACCAAAGATGGTGTTTCCTACAACATTCACACCAGCATCAAAGGCTGAACCTACTTGGTTGCTGAACTGGTTGAATGATCCAATACCTTTAGTAACAACATCACCAACACCAAAGACACCTGTACCTCCTTCAGAGGCTGATACTTGACTCATGTTAGAATCTATTTGGTATGTTCTACGTTGGGCTAATGCGTCATCCCCTGCTTTAAGAACATCAGGAGGAAGAGCTTGTTGTAATTGTTCAGGAGTGAGCTGTCTTAGTGCGTCAACTTCTTCAGAGGAAAGGTTATTGCTCAATGCTAGCTCTGAAATAGCATTAGTGGTATTAAACTCTGGTACATTCTGACGTTGAGCCGCATCATAAGTGAGACCAGCTTTTATGGGATTATCCATTATTTCTTACCTTGTACTGCTTGTATTAACTTGTTAAGTGCTTGTTGTTGTACGGGCGAATATTTAGTAGAACTAACAGCAGCAGCTTTAGGCTTACTTACTGAACTGCTTTGTGTAGTTGCCTGCCTTTTCTGTACTGGTTTAGGTGAAGGACTTGGTGAGCTAGCCCGCTGTTCAGATTGTTTTGGCTGTCCGCCTGGTGGTGTGTAAACACCCCCGTAAGTACCACCGAAAGGAAAAGGGGATACAGCAGTACCTTTCCCAGCTTGCGTCGTACTGAGCGTGTTTGGTGTTTGAACCGAAGGAACATAGCCTCCTCCTGTTTGTAATGGTTGTGGCTGTGTTTGCTGAGTTTGAGTTGGTGTTGTTGCTTTAGGATTGAATCTCTGAATACCCTTATTAGCTAGGAATGAATCCACACCTTCTAATAACTCTTGTTGAGCCATACCAGAAGCTTGTTCAGGTGTTAGTGTGCCATCCTTTATTAAGGGAGCATACTTATTAAGGACTAACTCTCTCTGAGTAACAAAGGCTAAAGTCTCTTCAGATTTGTTTGGAGAGAGGCTGCTTGGTTGTAATCGTTTCAACTCAATACCTAACCTATTTACCCCGTAATCTCTAGTAATAGAAAGCTTACGCTCTTCTACGTTAGTCTCTAAGGTGTACAATCTAGCGGCATCTGAGGCGTTATACTTACTGACGTTAATATCCGCCATAGTCTTTCTACCTTCTTGAATAGCTTTAGTATCCTCTTGAAGCCCTCGCTGGTAAGCTGGATCACGTCTATCAAAAGGATTCTCTTCTTTTCGACTGACTACTGAGACCCATGACTTAGCAGCAACAGAAGCACCAGGGTATTTTTTCAGTAACTCAGCAAGTCCTTCTTGCGTTAGGTTTTTCTTCTGGAAGAACCAATCAGCAGCTTCTGTGTTGAACGCTCTAGTGTCATCCTGTTCAGCACGACTAAGCTGTTCCCTAGCCCGTGTCTCAGTCTTATGATTAGCATCCTCAATAGCAATCTTAGCGTCAGATACTTTCTCTTGCCACTCAGGTAACTGATTTAACATAGTCTTATCTCTGTTAAGACTCTTCCCAGCCTCCTCCAGAAGCCAAGGTTTTCTAGCTCTTACTGCAAAATCGATAATAGTATTTATCTTGGTAGATTCTGCATCCTTAGCTGTCAGTGAAAATTGGGATTTAGGATCGTAAGAAAGACTATCAATAAGAGCCTCTTTTAAAGCTTTAGATGTTTCAGAATCTCCAGGTTTCAAGAGGCTCATAGCCTTAGTGGTTTTATCTAAAGAGCCTAACACATTCTCACCATAATGCTGAAGAGTTAATCGGTAAACTTCTTTACGCCTCTCAGAAACGTGGGTGTTGTAAAGGTCTGCATTAGATTTGGTGATAACAGGGTCTAGGATAGCCCGTACTTCTTTAGAAGCATTAGCAAACTCACCAGATACATTAGAAGAGGAGGCTCGGAGAAACTCAGACACCTTTGTATAGTCTTCATCATCCTGAAAGTCTGTCTTCTGCCTATCGTAGTGTTCTTGTAGTGTTGTCCCGTAAGTGGAAGCAACCTGTTTAGCCCGTTGCTGTTGATAACCTTCATACAACCAAGGGTTATCTGTAACAGGAACTTTCCCTGCATTAACAGCACTTGAGAAGTCAGACTGACTCTTAACAGCCAGCTTTGAACCTTCAGCAGATAAAGCTTCATGTTGTGTTTTTAGCGTCTTCTCTAACAGAGGATTAACTACTGTTGAAACGCCTATTAATGCTTTCTGAAGAGCCTCTAGCTTTGAGGGTTTAACAGGTGCTACCTGCTGCTCCACGGGTCTTACATAGGTATCCACAGGAGTTGCTTGTACGGATAGTTCAGGAGAGTTTAGTATCTGCTGTCTTATTTGTTGTCGTTCAGCCATTATGGATTCTTCCTTACTTTAGATAAATCAATTTTATTCTTCCTAGCTTCCAGCCCACCGTTGATAGTTGAGCCTAAAGAAGCACCAGCAGAAGCACCAGAAATAGTGTCAGCAAGGATGTTGGCGGTGTTTGGTTGACTGATATAGGGTTGTAGGCTATTAACTCTATTCTGGTACTCAGCCCCGTAGCCTGATATACGAGAGTTTGCTTGTAGTTGAGCCAGTTGGGTGTTACGGTTGTTAGCCTCTTGTAAGATAGCCTGCTGTCTGTTATAATCTTCAAAAAGGCTCGTAACACCTTGTCCGCCTATGCCCGCGGATGTTGTGGAATTGGCTAGTGCAGAGCTTGCCTGCATCGTCTGAACAGCAGCTGCTTGATTGCTTTGGGCTGTTGCTGCCTGAACCTCCAGTTGCCTATTGTTTTCAGCTTGCACATCAGACTTATAAGCACTAGCAGAAGCCTCATTATTTTGAGCTATCTGAACGTTCCTAGCGTTTGTTTGTGCCTTTTGATAAGCATTCTGATCACTACTGCTTTTAACAGCAGCAGCTGCAGCAGCTGCAGCAGCTACAGCTGTTGAAACTGCTGTAATTGTGATTGGATCACACATAAATATAATCTTCCTGTTTAAATTCAAAAGGGACGAAAAGCCTACCCTCCACTCCCCACGGGACAGGCTCATAAAAGGTAGCCCCTAAATGCTTTAGCAGTCTTAAGTGAGCTCCGTTCCGTGAATCAGTATAATTTACCAATCTAGGATTAAGACCTAAACATTCTGCTATGAACGTTTTACCTAAGCCTACGAGAGCTTTCTGCATTTTAAAGGTGTCAAAAGCACCTTCAGATGCCATCATCCAAACAACACCAACCTCATCTATATCAGTAAAACCGAATATAGCAATTGGGGATGCTGTGTCCTTGTCGTTATCAAAGGCAGTATAGCAGATGTTTGAAGCGTTGAAGCTTTCCATCAAACCTTCATAAACACCCATACCCGAAGATGACTTCATTTCAACTGCATCAGAGACCCGTAGAGTAATAGATAAATTTAAAATATCAATATGAGTTGTTTTGAAACAACTAACCCCTCGAAGCATAAAAACCCTCCCATGTTGCTGATATAAATGTGCTAGGCAGCCAAGAATCATTAGCTACCTCAATAGAAACATCTGTGTTTGTTTGATTTATAACTGTTTCAAATCGCTTGTCTATAATAGCTACAGAGTCTACTAGGATTGGTGTTCCCATGATTCTAGCCACAAACCTAACAGTTGTTTCTTGTCCATACTTAGGTGTTACTTTGACGGTGAAAAAGCCTGTCTTAGCTACGTTTAAATTAAGCTTTCTTAACAACAGTCTTCCTTGCGTCTCTGAGATAACCGAACCGTTACTGTTTTGAGTGTCTTTAAATAACGTTGAGAATTTAAAGCTGCTGTTATATCGAAGCCCTGAGTAGATAGTGTGAGAAGTAAAGTCCCCTACTACCGTAACTACTGTTGATGTCCCAGTTGCGTTAGGAATTAACTCAACAACAGCACTACCAGAGGTTGCTATAAGCTGTGTCTTAGCAGGGTTAAAAGGATGGTTCAATGTGATTGTTGTTAAATTTGTACCGCTGTTGTAAGTTTTTGAAGGGTAAGCTCTGTGGTCTAGCAGGACTTTTACAGGTAACTGTGAATCCACTTCGGTAGAGTTCAAGCCTATAGCCTCAATGAAAATACCCCAATCTCTTTTAATAGTTAGATATAGACTATCTTCAAATATAGTAAAGTTCAAAACAACGCCATCAAATACCCATTTCACCCACGCCTGCTGGAGACGCTCATCATTAGAGACAAACCACCTATAAACAAACAATGTGTTTCCTTGTATTGTTGGTTGGACTGCTAAGGTGTAACGGTCTGATGAGGCAGATAGCCTGTAAGGAGAACTCACATACCAAGGGACGTGTTCTGTAATGTTATCAGAATCGTACAAGCCTCTGGAGCTATCCCTAGCGTACATCTCTCTTACAGTTGTTCTGTCGCCGTTAGTAGTAGAAAAGAAGATACTTCTCCCTGATACTACAGGCTTACATAAAGCTGAACATTGATAGCTTGAAACAACGTCAATATCAGCAGTCTGATTAGAAAGTGTCCCACTGCTTGATTTAAGAACCATCTGCCGTCTATCGCCGAATAGGATTAAATCATCCCCTAAGCTGATAGCGTGATTAATATTGACAATCTGATCTGTTAAAGCAATAACATCAATAGGGTCTGTTTCCAATACGGTAAGCATTGATTCACGAAAGAATGAGAACAAGTCTTTTGGATCGCTTAAAACCACTTGGTCTTGAGCTGTGAACCCTAAGCGACCTTTATGTATGAATAAGCTACTCAACTTAGAGCCAACGAAAGACGGGTTAGGGTTAGTAACAGAATCTCCTGCTCCTCTAGGAGTCCACTCTAAAGCTTTGAATGTGAACGTGCCATCATTGTTTCTGGTTAAAGCATGAGGCATTGTTGTTTTAGCAAGCTTGTACTGAGTGTTTGGTTTAGTTTCCTCAACCCAGCCTCCTTTAGCAAAGCTTGTGCCATCAGTTGTTGCAAACTGTAAGTAGTAATTATCACTGTTAGTATCAGCACCTCCTGTTATTTCTACTATGAAGCCATTCTTCGCAGTAGTGGGTAAGTCTGATATAAGACCTGTAGCTTGTTTAATAGCACTTAGGTTTCTATCAGCATTAGAGTCTTCTGTTCTTATAGTGAAATCTGTTGAACTACTTAGGTAGATAACATGACCCACTTGCTCAATAGTGAACCCACTAAGATTTGTTACCAGTTGGTTCTTTAAGTCTGTCGCTATCTGCTTTGTGCTGATGTCAGCCACGACTGACGTGCTGGTAGTCTTACTAGCCTTCTGAACGCTGTCAACGAATACTTTGTAGTCTGCCCCGTAGTTACCCTGCTTAATGAAAATCAGAGCTTCAAAAGGACGCAACGAGCTTAAATCAGAGGACATGGTAACTGTCTTAGTTTTGTTTAATATAAAGAAGTAATCACCGCCTGCTAAAAACTTCATATCCTCTTTAGCTAAACCACTTAAATAAGATAAACCATCTGGAGATGAGAGTGTCTTTTGCACCCCTAAAGAATCGAACACCTTAATATAAGTAGGTGATAAAACAACTGAATATAATTCTTCTGGTGCTGGGCTGTAAGTTTCAAAAATATCAGAATCTGACACCCCTAATAACTTACCCCGTACTTCAGTTGGGTTTCTTCTTTTGTTACCATCAGCCACAGTAGGATAAAAGTTGATACTCTCCTCTAACTGGCTTGGCTTTCTTTGGGGAGCTGGTTGTTGTGATACCCCTTGTATGAGGTTATTCAGTTTTCCTGTAACATACCCATCCATTAGAAGTTCCCCAATCCATTCAACATATTGTAACCCCCTGCTTCATTCTCCCACCGCATAAACTCACTACGAGCTGTGGCTAAATCTCTACCCAAAGTTTGAGTAGCTAAGGTAGAACCCATGAAGCGTTCTTGGAAGGTTGCTGCTGCTTTAGCGATAACATAGTTCCTTACGGGTGTGGGATCGTCTTCAAACTCCACAAGCCATATAACAGTAATATCTACTGGTGTGGTGAAGATGAAAGTTTTATCAACTTGGTTGTACAAGTAGCCAGAACGAATAACTAAATCTGGGTAAGAGGAAAGATCTTCCTGCTTCCAATCTAGTACGCCTGTAGGTAGCGATACTTTCCCATTAATGTCAAAATTTAGGGTGTATGTTTTCTCAGTATTGAACTTCCAACCACAAGATTGAACAGCAGAGTTTGTTCTCTTAATTAAATCTACTGCTGCCAGAACATCAGGAGATTGACCACCCTCTAAGGTGGCTATAGGTGTTTGTCCTATTGTGCTTAATAGGCTATTAACAGCATCTAATAGATAACTCATTGTAACCTCTCGAAAGAAAAGCCCCTAAGCGAACCTAGGGGCTGTGAATTGTTTAAGCTACAGATAAAGCTACAACTAATTTGGGGTCAATAATACCAACACCATTAGCTTGAGCTGCCATAATAAGCGTACCCAACTGGGAAGGACGTTCTTCGACGATGGTTTTAATGTCGTAGTCAACAACCTGTGCTAAAGCCATTGGGTGCATACAGATGCCTACGTTTTTAACAAAGTTACCTGCGTAGTCATTACGCTCACCTGCTTCACCAACATAGATACCAGTAGTACCAGGAGTCGCACCAATAACTTGAATACCGTTTGAAGGCATGAAGTTAGTTTTAAGGAAGGTGAATCCATACATCGTTCCAACAACAGCCATAGAGGGGTTGCTCTCACCTCGTGTTTGAGTGTTGTTAAACAAAGATACGTTCATCAAGCTATAGTAAGTATCTACATCTACGAAGCATACACGCCCGTCAGAAGGTACGTTCTTTCTGTCAAGTTCAGCTGCTGCGGCTTGTATGTAAGTTACAAAGGTGTTAATGTCGGTTCTCATGTTAGGATGTAACAAGGTTTTACCACCAGGGATATAACCGAGAGTACCAGGAGTGCCTACATCAGCTACCAAAGCAGCTTTAACAGCAGTACGCATTAACTTAGATTCAAGACGATAAGCCAATGCACGCCCCATCAATTTAGAATAAGGACTCCGTACATCGAACTCCTCGAATTTACCATCTTGGTCATCGATAAACTCGTCAGTGTACTCAGGTCTGTCTACGCTTACGGTACGATAAACTTTTTGAACTTGGTTCTGCCCAGTAACTTCAATACCACGGGTAGCCATGTAGCGAGCTGTTTTAGCCGTCAATACTGGGAAGCGTTCCCCAATGTTGCCTGGTTTCAAAGCCCGTTTAGGAATAATGTCGGTAATCTGTGTTACAGCTTCAAACTCAGCTAAAACCTCTTGTGTGAAGGCTCTGATAAAGGAGGCTTCAATGTTACCAGTTCCGCTGATTTGCCCTAAAGCACTAGCGGTAAATACAGTCATCATTTAATTGTGATTCCGTTTCTGTTTAATTGTCTATTTAATTGTTAGAATTTTGAGTTGTTCAGCTTTTTAATGACTTCGTTTCTGTAAACAGGGTCTGTGTCGTATTTAGATAAACCCCTACTATCCTTAGCTCTCATAGCTTCTTGTACTTCTGCACGGCTTTTAAAAACTTTAGGCATATTCCCAGCTTCTGAACCCATAAGCAGCTTAGGCTCTGTTAGATTAGAAACACCTGTAGTCCGAGCATAGTCATATAACAAAGCCTTTACAGCCAGTTCAGCCTCCATCCCACCAGCGTCTATTCTAGTTTGATAATAATCTAACTGGTCTGCTGTCATCTTAGCTTGAGCCACCTGGTCATTAGACCAAGCTTCAAGATGTTCTAAGCCTTGGTCTCCCCCAACTAAGTCGTAAATCCTTTTGTTGGATGCTTGTTTCTCTTCTTCAGTTAGTTGTTTCTGATTCTTTGAATTGGCATACTCAGACTCTCTGTCTGCAATATACGCATCCACTACAGCAGGGTCTATTCCCATCTTTTCAGATAGGTCTTTTATCTCTGCTCTAGTCTCTTCAGATAGTTTTGAATCTTTTGAGGATTCCAACTCTTCTGAGTATTTTTTAAAATCAAAGCTAGGTTTATCAGGCTCAGCTTCAGTCTCCTCTATAGGAGTATCAGAACTTTCTTCAGGTGAGGGTGTAACCTCACTCGACTGCTCTTCACCTTCTACAGACTCTTCTACAACAGTCTCTAATGCTTCTTCCATAATTCAGCACCTCTATTCTAGCTAAGAGCTAATTCTGAACCAGGAGGAGCGACGTAGGATAAAGAGTACCCACCCCAAACATCCTTTTTAACGACACACTTAGTGCCTTTGTTATGCTGAGACCATTCTTGTTTAACAGCTTGAGGAGTCGTGTTTGCTTTCACAGCTGCCACTTCTTCCGTAATAAACTCATCTTCTACTTCATTAGCTTCTACTTCAGCAGGTTTTGGTTTAGCTTTTACTTTTGGCTTTAGGACTTCTGGAGCTTCTACTTCAGTAAGCTCAGGAGTGTTTGCGTTTTCATCTACCATCATTCGGGTGGTGTTCCTTCTATTTGTTTATTGACTAAATTACCCATCTGCTTAATACCCTCAGGTACAGCAGCTTGAGCTAGTTGTTGTTGTTGTTGATCTTCAGCTTCTTGAGCTAACATCTCAGGATCTTTTAATAAACCCTTAGGGTCAATACCCTTGGCTAGCAGAACTCGCTCTACATACTCAGCAGCATTAAGCAACATTTTCACTTCAGGCGGTAACCCTGCGAATAGTGCCAATGCTTGAGTTGCTTCAGCCAGCTTAATAGCATCATGCCCCCTACCTAACGCTTCTAAGCCAGTAATGATAGTTGGTTGTAGTAAGCCAGATGGTACTTTAGGAATCTTTCCAGTTTTCTCAAGAACAAAAATCTTCCTTTGGATATAGGGAAGCTGAAACTCTTGAGCCAGCAGGGTATAAAAAGCGCCTAGGTTATCTTCTAATTCTTTAGAAAGTGTCCGTATCTCTTCTGCTGTTACTCTGTCTCCGTTACGTTGAATGCTTTGAACCATTAAAAAGTTCTGAGCCAAGCGTTGAAGAGCTTGTTGTTCGATGTTGGAAACAATACTGAGGTCAGCTAGTTTGTCTAATTGCAGTGTGCCAATAGCAGCCCGTTCACCTCTTATAAAAGTACCCGTAGTTGCTTTCTGTAAATCAGACTCTCTCACCGTAGAACCAGGCTCAATGATAAATAGAACCTTAGCTGCCTGAAGAGCCATCTTCACTTTTGCTTCTGTCAGCTGTTCAACTACCTGTAAGTCTCCTAGGAAGGGGTAGACGTAAGGTCTGCCATAGTCCTCACCATCAGTAGCTAATCCTCTAAGCACAATAAAAGGACAAGCTTCATATGGGTATGACCCGATGCTTCCTTTTAATTGAGTTTGGCTTACTTCTTGATGAACTCCCCAACGTTTTTTCTTACCAGCACCAAATAAGCGTAAGTGAGTGTAGAGCGTTACAGGAGAAGGAGTTTTGTCTTCATTTACATCTTCTTCAGTGGGTAATTCAACATCCACAAACCGAGGGTCTACCTCTTCTTTTGTGATAAGCTCGATTACCCTACCCATAGGGTCTCTTTTAACAACATACTGATTTAGCTTGTATATCTTCATAGGAGCATCATCTGGCATATAAATAGCCACGTTACCTGTTACCACTAGATACTCAAGAGCGTTATTCTTCTTACTTCTATCAGACGCTAATTCACTTTCAGCTGATATAGCTTGTTCTCTCTCACGTACAAAAGAATATAAATCCTTACGTTGCTGGTCAGACCCATCGGAGTCTAATTCTTTCTTTACAGGTGCTGTTAAAGCCAAGGAGAAAAATGGTACGTTAGTGGGGAATAAGGCTAGCAGCATCTTACTAACTAACGTCTTCACCCCATTAGCCCCAGCACTATTCTTTGGAACAGTAATCTTCGATCCCTTCGATGTACCAGCTTTAGGGTAGAGAAATGGTATAGTTTGTTTGGCACATTCCTCAGCAATCAAAGAGAATGCTGACCTATCACCTTCTAGTTCTTTATATCGCCGTTCACTAAGACCATTGATATAAGTTAATGTTTTATACATGACTACCTACTGCGGAATGTTGACACCAACATCCGTACCCCGTCTTAAATTTAATGCTCGTACCCCAAAGTTTTTAGGGAGTGTTAGTCCCTTTTTACCTACAAGAGGTGAAATATTACCAGCGGTCTCTGAAGGAGGAGGTGGAGGGGGCGGTGAAACTGCTGGAGCAGGAAGAGCTTGGACTTTTGGTTTTCCTCCAAAGCACATACTTAAATTCTTCTTTCTTTATAATTAATCTTCCCCATCTAGGAAGTTAGCCTGTTTACGCTCATCATTCCCATATTGCAAATGAAAAAGCTCTCTAATCCTATCAATAAGAGAGCGTCGTCCTGCTATATATTGGATGTTATCCATTGAATCACCAGGCTTGGTTCGTTCAGGGGGGTAAGTCATATCTAACCATGTTACAAGTTCATTACTAACAGCTGGATTCCAAGATGGGCTAGCCATTTAAAACCTCCCCTGCAATACACTCAGTAACTTCTTTAGCAGTAAGCTGTGGAACAGTTCCTGTTTCAACTAAGGATGTTACAATATCTTGTATCGCTAACCCCTCATCTTCTGTTAAAGTGTCAAGGTTAAAATATTGTATCGTGCTTGGATGATCTGCTTTCAGAAACTCATCACCAAAGTGAACTAGCTTACCAACGTTGGTGCTTCCAACAAAAATTAATCTTGTCATTCTTTTTTTAACCCTCCTTGGGTAACCATAATTTAATCTCTCTTGATTTGGGGTTATAGTCCCATCCTCTGAGAATGTAAGCTACCCTAGCTTGTACTAGAGCATCTTCTTCTGTTAGACCAGCCTTCCTAAAAGCTTCAACAACTGTATTCCAATTAGCTCCACTCTTCTCAAACAACGCCTTAGCTTTAACAGCACCAATACCAGGACAACCTTTATAGTTGTCAGTTGTGTCTCCTGTCATTGTTTGTAATAAGTGATTATAATCAGCCTCTTCTTCAGTAGTAAACAGATGTTCTTCTGTATCAGGGTTGAAGAAATATCCAGGAATCGTCTTCATATCCTTGTCTATTGAAATAATGAACTTGTCATACTTCGGTTTGAACTTAGGGAATGAGCTATAAATGCCTAGAATATCATCACCTTCTAGCCCAGAAACGCAAGTTGTGTTGTAGTTCTCTTCAACCCATGCTCTTAAACGTTTAAAGTGGGTGGGCTTTGGCTTCCCTACTCTATTAGCCTTATAATCTGGAAGTAGCCCTTTTCTGAAGTTCTCTCCGTCAGATAAAGCAATAGTGAAGTCAACAGCTCCTAAAGTTTCTAAAACTTTATTCAGCTGAAATTCAAAAGAAGCTTGAACCTCACAGAAGTAAGAGAACCCACTGAAGGCTATATCGGGATCTTCTTCAGGCGATAGAAGCATCTCTCTCTCGCTAGAACAGCAAGCCCGATAAATGAAGATGTCGCCATCTACTAACCCAAAAACGTCCAATATAAAAACCTCCCTAGAGCTTGAATTAAAATTATTATTAGAAAGCTAATAAAGAAGATAAAGAGTAAAGAGATACACTCTGTCGGTGAAATCATACCTATCGCTCCCTCAAGCCGTATAAAGCCAAACTAACAACTACTACAGCTGATACAAGAGCAACAGCAACAATTCCACACATTATTCCCATCTAAGCATACCTCCGCTTTATTGTTTCCATACCAATCTGCTCTACTTCAAAGACCCCATCAACCACGTTGTGGAGTATAACTACCCCACGCCACCAAGAATTGTTATCATTGCCAGCGTAGTGTTCGTGGTGATCGAAGTAGCACCCAGCTACTATACTAATAATCCGTTTCCCCAATTGAGAGGTTTGGCAAGCATAGCTAAATTGGTGTGTATGACCTTGGATACTTGATTCCATAAGGTTTGTATTAAGGTGTTGAGTAACATATTTTCCTGAGTATCCTTTACTCTGCCCTGGTTTCTTAAAGTAATGACAAAAGTTAATACCGTGAATCTTAGCTATCTCACCAAACGGGAAGAACTCCCAGCCTAGGTCAATAGCTCCACTAACATCCTGATCCCACATACCCTGTAAATTAGGGGTAGCGTTCATCACTCTGCAAATACGGTTTTCATGGTTTCCACCTAACGCCACCATTCTAGGTTTGTAAGGCTTCCGCTTCTGTTTCTTATGCTTCTCAGCTAGCCGTAGAATAGGCATAGTGAGACGCATTCGGGCATCTACAGCCCACGCAATGTCTTCATGCAGCCGCTTGTTCTCAGCTAACACAGTGCCTGTATCGTAGCTAGATAAGCTTGCCATATCAGCAAAATCACCCAGCTCTACAACCACATCTGGCTTCCTGTCTAAGATTAACTTAGCTAGCCAGTCATACCTATCATTAGGAACACCAGGTTTAGCGTGGCTATCTGGTATTACTAAGATGGTTACACCCCGTTTATCTTGTTTGGTCATAAACCCCCTAACCAATTTCTTGTAATACTTCGTGAGCCAACGCTAAATAAGCAGCTCCATCTACTGCTGAGTCCCTATGATTGAACTTAAACCGTGCTATTTTCATCAGAGCCATCATATCCCTATCGCCATATGTCAGCTCTTTAGCTTCCATGAGGACTGAGCCTCTTACTGTCGCTTGTTCAACTTCAGGTGATTTACTCTTGTAAAAGACTATGCTGTATTCTGAGAAGTTTTCTATAAGGAACTTAGGTACCCGATGGAAGTGTAGTTCAGCTGAACCATCCATGTGATCTACGCTAAATCTTTTTAAGCTTGGGAAATTGTTTCCTACAGGCAGTTCGAACTTTTTACAAATGCAAAATTCTTCCTGAGTTTTGATAAGACGATGAAGCATCTTCACGTTAATATCGAGTTGAGTATCACCTCCCAGAATGCCTACATCACCATCACTCTTTTTATTAGTTTCCATAACTACTCCTAGTGGGTCTCCGCCCAATTGTTTCCCACTTTGTATTCCCCATCCAGAGGACACCTAAATCGAAAGAATATACCAGCTTGTCTGATTGATTCAACCAGCAAAAAACCGAGTTCATCTGCTATAGCAGGCTCGCAAGTAACCTGCATCTCGTCGTGTACATGAGCGACCAAAGCGTAGTCTGTACCAAATACCCATCCCTTAGATTTACAGCCTTCATAGAAGAGTGTTGTTGCTTTCTTAACTAAGATAGAACCAGCACTTTGAAGTAGGAAATTTAATGTTGAGTGGGAGCTTCTACTAGGTATAATCCTACCGTCCAGCCCAACTACAGATCCACTACTCTCAACTTTTGCTTCCAAACTAGCAACAAGCTTTCCTAACGCAGGGAGTTTTTTCTTGAATGTTCTTCTGAGCTTCGCACCCTCTGCCTTACCACCACCAACGATACTACCTAACTCTTCATCACCAGCACCATAGTTATGAGCGTAAATGAAAGTTTTGGCTGCATCTCTCGTTGGTAGTCCTGCTGCCTGTTGGTTCACTGTGTGGATATCCCCGTTAAGGACAACATCAACATAAGCCCCACCATCAAACTCAGCCATGTAGTGAGCTAAGCATCTAAGTTCTAGTCCTGAAGCATCTGCCCCAACTAGAACCCACCCTGCATCTGCCATAAACAAAGCTCTACAATCAGAACCCCAACCAGACTCCCTACCAAAAATTAAAGACCCAGTCCTCTTATCCGACTGAGCCTTTGGTACTTGAGCAATGTTTGGTTTTGAGTGGGAACACCTGCCTGTTACAGCTCCGTTGGTATTCACTGACCCGTGTATCCGATTGTTAGAAGTAACACACTTAAGCCAAGACTTGTCTCCGTTAGCTAAAGTTCCGTATAGCTTCTGTATGGTTTTATACTCACCAAGCAGTTTACCCTCTTTGAATGGTAATGCTAGCAGAGCTTCTTCACCAACTTCTACAACAAGCTGCTTCTCCCTCTTACCCTTAACACGTTTCAATACAGGTATTAATTCAAAATTGAAGTAATCTCTTAACGCTCTGATGATATGGTCTCTGCTACCAGGGTTAAACTTCGTTGTGATTACCTTTGTGAAAGGTTCTCCCTTAACGTATCCCCTAGCTAAGTTATTTACTTTTGGTATAAAGATTTCTTCGTCAACAAAGGGAGGGAATGCTTTGGATAATTCTTCTTCTAGTGCTTCTAGGCTTGCTAGAACTTCTAATTGAAGACTGACTGCATTATCATAGTTGAACCTAAATCCGTGTTTCACCATTAAGTCAATAACCGTAGCAAACTCATGTTCGAGAACTATAGCCTTAGCTGAATACTTCTGCTTCTCAATCAGCTTGAATAGTTTGTAAGTTACCTGAACATCCTGCTTGTTATACTCCAGCATCTCAGGCGTGTAGTGTTCCCACACGTCAGCTGATTCAGCAGTAAACTCGCCCTTCAAACACCCTAGCCGCATACCCCAAGATTTCAAGCTGTGTAAGCCCATCATCTTTCCTGGGAGTTTCCGTCGGATAGAATCAAGATACAGCATATTAGCCCAAATCAATCGGGAACAAACAAGCGTATCTCTGACTTTACCTTTGGGGTTAAACCACGGGTAAACTTTCTTAATAGCTGGAATATCAAAGTTGATGACATTATGCCCGATGATGACTGAGGCTTCCTCTAACAGCTTGATACCATCTTTAATAGTGTCAGGAGTGAAACTTTGCATCTCCTGCGTGTCTATATCCATAATGGTTAAGCAGTGAACTGTTGTAATAGTAGGGAGTAAGCCGTCTGTTTCAACATCAAAAATATACCTAGACAAAAGCATCCTCCTCTTCTTCTTCAACAGCCTCTAACAGCATAGGGGAATTTCCAATTTCAAAAGAACTATCTCCGTGTATTCTGTTTGTAGTGGGATCAAAAGCGAGGTTGAAGGTTTGACCAGTTGAACCTAAAGTCCTGTCTTTAACAACCCGTACCGTTATCTGATTCCGTTCTGTTGGATTCTCTGACAACGAATTACGCTCAATACCGAGCATGAGGAAAGACCACTGCTGAATAGATCGTCCACCTTTGAACTGCCTAGGTAAAACAATACCCCCCTGCTCATGTGTTGTTCCCTTCTCAGGAGCAAGCAAGTGAGACACGAAGATGATAGTGATACCTAAGTTGTGAACCAAAGCACTAGAAGCACTCATTATCTTCTCTAACGCCAATCGCTCATCAATCTCTTGATTCGTAGCAAGCTGTGTGAGGTTGTCAATAAAGAAGATTGATGTACCGTGAACCAAGTGCATATAACGTATAGCGTGCTGAACCTTATCCCATTCAGCAGACCCGTTGTGGTCATAGAGGTGGACTAATCCTGTAGCCTCTATAACCTGCATGGTAGCGTCTAGCTTCTCTTGACTATATTCCGTACCAGGTTTGTGATAAGGAGTATCATCAAGCTTTCCAGCCAGCTGTAGAGCCATAGCTCCACTACTCATCTCAAAACTAAATAAGCCAATACTAGCGAGTTTGTGTTTGACAAAGTGAGCAGCTACTTCAGCCACGAACTCTGTCTTACCTACACCCGTACCAGCCCCAATAGTAATAATCTCTCTTGGACGAATACCCATGAGAACCTTGTTTAAAGATTCCCACGGGTATGGTACGCCATCTTCAACTTTTGTTTTACTGAGCTTAATAGCATCTGCAAATGAAATGATAGAGTCAGGTCTGTAAGGAGTAGCTAGGTTTTTATAAGCCCACCTAAGCTCCTCAGTCCTGTCAGCTATAAGCATTTCGTTAGCATCTTTAACAGGTAAATTAACAATCTTAGCCTTACCTGGTGAGAGAACTTGAGCTACAGCAGTGGCAGCCTCTCTGCCTACTGTGTCGGTATCAAACATGATGATGACTTCGTCAAAGCTTTCTACCCAATCCAAGTTTCTTGTTATTGCTTTTACAGCACCACCACACCCGTTAGGTATACTAACAACTGGATATAATAATCCGTTAGTTTGTGATACTGCCATAGCATCATATTCTCCCTCTGTAATTACCAGGGTGTTCTTACGGGCATTAGCCCACAAGTGAATCCCAAATAGAGGGAGTTCTTTACCAGCCCCTATAACAGAGAACTGTTTATCTTTTGTTCTAACCTTCTGAGCAACTAAACCCCCGTCAGCATTCTTGTAATCAAAAATGGTAACGAATGCTTCAACGCCCCCTGTTAGCTTTCCCTTGTATTTCGATACATGACATCCCCAGAATCTACAAGTCTTCTCTGTGAGTTTCCTCTTTTGGAGTGTCCCGTATGCCCCCTGAATGAACGTAGTATCTCTTTCCTTATCCGTCACTCGCTTTATACCCTCCTCAAAGTAGTCATAGGTGTAGTAGTCACACCCTGATGAGAAGCATTTAGCATACCCATCAGAGTAAATAGCGAGGTTGTTACTTGACCTACAACTAAGGCAAGGCTCATGTCTCAGAAAATCTCTTGACATAGAAACCTCCTAGAGCTTAATCGCAAAAGCTTTTGTGGCATCTAGGACACCCAGTCTGCTTCTGCCAGTCAGGTGTATTCAGCTTTAAATTGAAACCACAGTTGAAGCACCGTTCCGTACTATAAAATTCAAGTGGATTCTCAACGGGCTTACTCCGCCAAGGTTTCTTCCGAATATCAAAGTACACTGCACCTTCACCGAGACGCAACCCACCCCAGCCCGACATGTAGCCGTCCAGAAATTCATATACCTCTTTCGCAGGGACACCATTAACCCTAATGGTAGCAGCCTCCCCTTGGGAGTGCCAAAAGCCATCACCAAGAGAAAACCGTGAGTCCTGTTTCCCAGCTTGCCAACCTGAAATAATTGTAACACCACTACCAAACCTATCCTGCACTTCTGCAATAACTGAAGCCACACCAGTTAAACGTCCTACTATGGCTATCTTCTGTGTGGTGTGTAAATCCATAAATTGATCAAGCAGATTCTCACTAGAGCCTTGAGTTGTACCAACAAAGAAATCATATAAAACCATACTACCCATTAAGGGTAATTGCCAACAATCCTTAGTACCTAATAAATCTTTCAACGTGTTCAAGTGAACCACCTTCCTCTATCCATTCCATCGGAATCTTTTTCTCTGCGAACTTAAATCCAGATTTAGTAGCCCATGTCCCATAAGTTGTTTTACTCCCCTTGTACAGAGGAGAGTTTACACGTTGAAACACTAAGCGAATATCCAGCTCAGGATGCTGCTTTTTAACTAGCACCATCTTCTTCCTGTCTTCAGGTAAGAATCTTCCCTTACTCTCAATGATGATTCCATTGGGAAGTAGGAAGTCTGGTGTGTACACATGGTTACTTGCTGGTACAACATAAGGGAGCTTCAGTGATTCAAACTGATAATCAACACCCTGTCTTTCCAAAGTGCAAGCTATCTCGTTCTCTAAGCCTGACCTGAAGCCATGCTTTAAACCTACAGCATTACTACTGAGCGAACGGGTCTTCTTCATCTACACCTTCTTCCTGAGCAGTTGAACCTACAGCAGTAACTGATTCACCATCGAACTCAAAACCATCTTCATCATCTACAACACCAAATAGGTTAGTAGTTTCACCAGGAGTCCATTCAACAAACTTAATAACCTGAACCACTTCTAAGCCTAACTTAGCGTATAGCTCTAAACCATTAGCTTTGAACTCGGTGCAGTAAGGTTTGAATTGAATACGAACAACAGAATCGTTACCCATGTTTAAGCTAGAATCCTTAATAGGATTATTCTTAGCATCTACAACAAGTAAAGTTTTCTCTTTCGTAACGCCAGTAGTCTTGTCTGTGAACTCAGCTTGTGTTGAGAACTTGAATACAACAGTGCCTGAAGGTACTTTCTCTGGATCATCTTCATGTGTTGAGTAAGGTTTGGTGATAAACGTACTAGGAGCTTTAAACTCAGGAGCTAAACTCTTGTATGCTTTATCTTTTTTTTCTTTGTCTACAATAGCTGTGTTGATACGAGCTTTGTTTTCTTCCAAGACATCATAGATGAAGGAGTCAACCTTATCAATCAAATCTTGTGTTGATTTTTCTTCTTGTTTCAGCACCAATAAGATACTGTATTCACGTTTTGTTTCACCCTTAAACGCTTTCGGTTTAAAGATTGCTGGATATTGAACAGTACCCCGTGGCGTAATGTCTGATTTAGCTTTTACCAATTTAATTTACCTCTCCAATTAGCGATACTTGCGTACAGCTTTAACGATGCTAGACTAAGCTAGCTTTAATCAACAACATAACTGCTGTTAATACCTATAGAACTCTAATGAGTTAATTTATTTAAAAGAAATATAAACATATAAGAATATATAAGAACCTTAAGAAGAATAAGAATATATAAGAAGTTAGATTATAGTTATATTCATTCTTAATTACTTCTGAATTATTCTTAAAGAAGAATAAGAATATATAAGAATAAGAAGAAGTATAAGAATACTAACCTGTCTGACTCCGCTGCTACCCCCCTTACCCCCCAAAATCTTACCGATTTCAAGTGAATAAGACCCATCCGACTCCGCTGCTACCCCCCTTAAGAGTTGCTCCAGCACATCTTCTCTAGTCGCATTCTTAGTGAAAGAATGAAAGAAAAGGGTAGCGATAAACCTAAAAGATTCACCACAGGAATATTGTTAATACAACACTACCGCTACCCCACTATGTGCGTGGTTAAGTTCCACAACTACCAGCTGGATTTCTCCTACTTGTAGTTGTTAAAATTGTGCTAGTTTTTGATGAGGTACTAGCGAACCAAGCCTGCCCTAGTCCACAAGCTGAATGCTCAAGCTTGCCCGTAGGTAGGAGTAATAGAGAGAAAGGAGATAACCTCTATCACTATAATAATTCTCAACAAAGCATCCCATCTTTTGGATGCGTATCACTTCTGTGAGCTTCCTGTGTCGTCTAGTTCCCATGTCCTGCTACTCTAGGTAACGAGGCTTTGGCGTTGGATGCTTTGTTGAGAATTAAAGAGAGATTATACGATACGAAGCTTTGCGTCATTGACCACATAGCGTCCTAAGAATTACGTTGAACACAGTGTTCGATACGAAGTTTCTCTCTTCTATGGGAAGTGGTGCTGAAGAAGCCCGTCAGCCGTGCGTTTCCAGCTCTGATTTTCTCCAAAACCTTGATTATATTATTTTGAAGCTGAAACACCTATGTCTATTGAGTCTACGGGTTTAAACAAAAAAAAAGCCCTACCTCCCGTTAAGGAAGTAAGGCTTTTTTTGACTAGATTTTAATCTTCAAGAGTTTCTTGAATAGCTTGACACCGTTGTAGGTGTTTCACTTCTTCTGTTAGTAGTGGCTCTATTATTAAGCGTATATCTGAGATACCCTCGTTACAGAAAAATATGGTATCCATTGATGTGATAATTGTATTAGGAATTTGGAAACATAATAACCTGAACAACGCTACCCATTTAGCTTTCATCTTTATACTCCCTAAATTCCCCATACTTTTCTTCCTTGTAACGCTTCCCTTGTAACAGTTCCGTGTAGTCGTTTTCTCTATACGGGGCAGGAGGCTTCACATCAATTTTTACAAAAGGGCAAGGCATAAAGAATAGCGATACTGCTATAACAAGGAGTGGCATCACTAGTATACACCCCATAAGTATAGGAAAGTAATTGTTATTATCTACCATTTTGTTTCTCCTTATGCGAAAAAGTAATCAGCAGATAAGACTTGGTTAATATCAAACCCACCTTGAGAGGGGGGCTCTTCCTTCGCCATACCTACTGGCATTTGTGATTTAAATTCAGCTAACACGTCATGTTCAGCGTATAGTTGAACGAACGCTTCCCGTAGGAGCTGACTAGCTAGTTCTGTTTGGTCTGCTGTCGTACCGTAGCTGTCGTGGATGAGGGCTAGGTTAGGGATGCCTTGAGCTTTTGCCCTCATTACATAGAAGACTAAGGCACTAGCATCTAACGCATGAACAAAGTTAGGACTGATACCGCTGACTTGCTGATTAGAATCAATTGTTTGAGCATACTCTTTTAATTTTACTTGGTATCTTCTATCAAACAATTTCACTTCTAAGAACTTGTCATAAGTAGTTAAGTTTGCCATACTAACCACAAACCCACTTGGTGTAGTCCACTCAATGGTAGAGTCTTCCTTGCTCATGTTCCTAGCGATACCCTGCAACCACTTCATCACCTGCTGGGCTGACTGCGTTTCCTTAGCCACGTTATCCCAGATTACTTTAGAAACAAACTGAGCTGCTTTATAGTTGTCTTTGAAGGGGGCATCCTTGTGTTCATTCAGGTATTCTAGGGTATATTTAAACGTAGCTCTAGTAGTACCGCCGTAAGGAACAATCATAACAGGACGCTTAGTCAGCTTCCGTGTGGTCTTATCCCACTCAAGAAACTTCTTAGCAAAAACAGCCTCTTCACTCCGCTTCCCTCTACCCGTTGGAAGCATAGCCAGTAGGTCTGCTTTTACTCCATCACACACCCGTTGGTAGATGTCAGCGGGCTTCTCGTTAGGAATCAAGTTGACTGCCTCAGCACCCGCTTCATCCCGTAACATAGCTGAGAAGTGTTGAAGCCCATTACAGCTTCCATCCAAGCCAACAGGGATATGAGTAACAAACCCCATACCCTGCTGCTTGAAAGCCCTCCACTCTTGACACCACGCTAAGAACTGCCAAGGGCTATCTGCTTCTACCCACATGGTGTTGTCTAAAGGTTCTTCAGCAATCGCTAAGATAGCCTGCTCATTCTGCCGTACCCAAGCCAAACGCTCCTCATAGGATACTTTGTCTACCCCAAAGCAGTTAGCACCGTGTACAGCCAGCCAGTTAGCAGCAGTCTGATTCTCAATGATTCCACCCTGCTTGAACATCAACAAAGCCTTTACACTGTCTGAGCCTTGAGGATTCAACATACCAGGTATTGGGTAGATTCTCCCTCTGTAGTCTAAGCTGTGAGGAAAGTAGATTGACTTCTCTCTGTAGCTTTTAGCTAGGTTGAGGGTGAGTTCTAGTTGGATACGCTTACCCCGTGATTCAGCATTGGTGTTACGAATCTCTCTAGCCTTAGCACGCCACACTTCAAAAGCTAACTTCTGTTGGGTGTTCATCTGATCAACCTTAACATCCTTATCCACAGGACAGGGAAGAATCTCTAAGTCATCTCTGTTAGGCAGTGCTTTATCTGCTAGGCTGTTCTCCCAGCAAGTAGTCATCACAGCAAGCAATTTAGTATTGATGCACCACTCTGTCTCCTGAACGTGGTTAAGAGCTTCTATTACCATAGGCATTTCAGATTCAGCCAGTAGGTGGCGTTGTCTCTTACGCACCCAGCCTTTTACTAGCGGACGCTGCAGCAGTGGGTGATAGTAACCCCCATCTACGGGTGAAGTCCAAGGCTTAGGAGGAACTAGGGTAGGTAGGAATCTAGGGTTAATGGATTCCTGAGTGGCGTTGAAGTCTCTAATCCACTCGATGACTTGAGGCTGGGCTTGTACCATGTCAATAGTACGCTTACCAGAATACTGTGTTACCACGCTCACAAGCCCCGTAGCATTGTTAAACATCTGGAATAGAGCAAAGCCTACATGAGCGTGTACATCTTCTCCCCACGCCTCCCACGCATAGCCCTTCTGTTCTGCTAAGTAGTTAAGGCTACGGGTGCGAAAGTGAGAGGAGGAAGCACGCTTGTTGTAAGCTTTCACAACTGAGTCGACGTAGTGTGGGTTCTCAGCCCGAAACCCACTGAACTTCTCTTCATGTTCTACTGCTCTACCGATGGAGCAAGCTAGTGTACTGAAGCGAATAGGCTTCATCAGGTTATTCAGAATAGTTTTGCTGGTAATTAGTGCAAGCTTTGCTGAGTCGATTGTCTCTAGTGTTCTGTATGCTTTTACCCCGTGGGTAGGCTTCCCCTCTTTAACATCTTGCTTCCAATTTTTAATGAGTGATTCTACTTTAGCAATGTTTCTATCTAGTATTCTACTACCTGCTAATGTGCTGGAAAATCTCCCTCCTGTTTCAGCTTTACTATTCTCCTTTACAAAGCGTAACCTCCCTGATTCAAGCATTGATTCTTCATGGTGAAGTTCAAGTTTTAATTGTTCAGTCGTGATTTCTTTCATGGGAATTCTCCTACAGCTAGTCAAAATACAAAAAAAAATCCGTTGTTATTCCCGTGCCAACTTTGACACGAAATTACGGATTACGAATAAAAATTAGGTTTATCAACGGATTAAAACCAAAGCCCTGAAAGTCTTTACAGTAGCGGTTTTTAGGGTTTTTGATTAAATAACAGCGGACTTAAAATCCGTTGGTAGCAATACTGTACCAGTTCAAGTCTGGTCAGGGGCATTTATATTTTACTTACTATGACTGGGTTTCAGACCTACTAAAAGGTTTACTGAAAGATGAAAGACTCTTACTCAGTACCAACCCAGTGTCGAGATTCTGGCACGAAATGACACGTTTTACACACAACGGACTGCTATAAACTATGCTTCTTTCCTGTGTGCCAGAGCCAAACAATAAACAATAAATAGAAGCCGTGAACTACATAGCAAAAAGTCATCTTATCCATTATTTACCTACTTTCTTATTATTCATCTAATCCTTAAAAATAAACCATGTAAACTGCATAAAGCAAACAAGGAATGTTAAAATAGGTAAGCCTAAAAAAGAATTAGAAGTACCCAATCAAAAAAATCATGCTTCATAATTTAACCCCCTTCACGGCATCCCAAATAGGGCTTTCTGGGTAGATGGTTACACCTTTACTCCATTGTTGGCTTGTCGGCATTCCAATTTGTTTTGTTTTAGTAACTATACCATTCAAAGTAGATTCTGTTGAATACCAAACATCCTCTCGTTCGTCCCAATCATCGGCATAAGCTAAGTGCATCAACTCCAGCACCTTACCAGCGTCTTTAAACTTGATAATCTCCCCGCTCATAATCCAGCCGTTGTTTTTGGGTAGCCAGCAGTAGCGTTGGTTGAGTAGGTGTTCGGCGTAGGCTATGGCTTCGTCGGCGGTTTTAAACTTCTTAACATCAATACTCAAGGCAGTTGGGAATACTTGCCAGTAGGTATTAGGGTCATTTATACACTCTATAGTCTGTATAATAAAATCAGGAGTATTAGGGGTTTCAATTTCAACAAAACAAGAAGACCCTTTTGAGCTTAATTTCTTAATAGCAGTAACCTGCTCATCAGTTAGTTTGCGTGTCATTGGTTTTTATCTCCTGAGTAATAAAACAATAATAATAATTACCAATATCGGCAAGACAATAACGTTAAACCAATTATTACCCCACCATTGATCTGCGGCTTTCTCTCTTTCAATATCTTTCAGCTTCTGTATTGACTCATTTAAAAGAAACTGCTTGGTAGTAATTTCTTGTTCTTGAAATATTTCGCAAGGGTATTCATCCATAGGAGTAGGTTGCTGTTTTATGCACTTAAAAACTGTACCGTTTGCCTTTAAAATATATTTAACAGACCCATCTTTTTCATTACGGATAGCATCGCCTTTTCCTAGAAACATAGCATTTTGCTCTAGGCTTGCTTGGTTGTGGCTTTGGTGTGAGTACGAATGAGGTATAGTATGTGCTACAAATGGCATTATTTCACCACCTCCCAAGCTTCAACGCCTGCTACTGCGTCCCACGCTTCTTGTGAATCGCTGATGGGCTTGAAGGCTTTAATTTCTGATAAATCGTAAGACTCACACAAATAAAGCCCATGAGAATTCCCACCGCAAGAACCGCCATGTTTTATTTTTGGTAGACTACCGCCGTTGGGGAGGGTAAGCATGAAATAGTCATGGTCTTTTCCGCATTGCTCTTTTGTTAAAACAATCCTTACGCCTGTGCATTCATGCCCACTTTTATGAAGAAGGCGATAAACTACGTCTGTGCAGTTTTGAGAAGAAGCCACAAACTCAAACCCTTCCGCCTTCAACCACTGACGCTGGGCTAATGCAATGGCTTGGATGGCTTCAAGTAACGTCTTTGCAATATCTTTAGTTGGGTCTGATGTAGGCATCTTGTACTGCCCGCAATCAATAGA